GTTCCAGATTTCTGTCTTGTTGAACTTCGTGAAAGTGTTGAACCTGTATGGCTTAAACTGAAATCATTAGAACTTTCGTCTGTATTTAAACAGATTTGAAGCATCAGATTTAGATACAGACGAAAGTTCTAATGATTTCAGTTTAAGCCATACAGGTTCAACACTTTCACGAAGTTCAACAAGACAGAAATCTGGAACTTATAGTGCGAATGGTACAAGTAATTATGCTCATATGAGAGTAAATACTACTGGTAGTGAAATGACTTTAGGTACAAACGATTGGACTTTTGAATGCTTTTTTAATTTACAAGATACCACTACACAGTTTGGATTTGTAGGAACAACCTATGTAGGTCTTGCTTTACATTATAAGTCTGATGGTCATCTAGGTCATTATATAAGTACAAATGGTTCTAGTTGGAATGTTGCTGGTGCGGCGGCAGGTTCAAAATCATCTTGGACTGCAAACCAATGGTATCATTGGGCTGGAGTAATGAATAGCACAACATATAAAAGTTATATTGATGGAGTGGAAGATTATAGTGTTTCGGCTAGTAACATAGGTGGGGGTGCTGGTGGAGATTTGAATATAGGTTGTGATATTGGAACACCATCTGGTGCGGCATCTTGGGGAATAAATGGATATATGGATAACTTTAGATTTTCAAATAATGCAAGATATACTTCAGGTTTTACACCGCCAACAGAAGGTTCAATAGCAAGTGCAACAGGAACATTAATTGGAATAGCAAGTGTACCAAGTTCACCACAAACAAAAGTAAGTGGTGTTATGAATTATAAAGACAATGCTGGAACAGCAACTTTAGGAACAGATTTAAAAATATACTTTACCTGTGATGGCGGTTCAAATTGGACAGAAGCAAGTTCATATACAGCAGTTACACCGCTTTTCTCAACAGGAATTAAGATGGTTAAACTTGGAGAAACAACTTGTACTGAAGGTTCAGATGTTCGTTACAAAGCTGTTTATGCAAATCAAGCAAGTGGTTCAAAAGAAACTCAACTGCACGGAATCGGCATAAATTATTAATCAATACTTTAGTGCGTTTATAACGTACTTTTCGTTTTATAAAACATATATATGAAATATGTTTTACTTATTCAACTTTGTTCTACTTTAATGCAACAGTGTTATCCACCTGTTGAAATTAAACCTGCTTATAATTCTTACTATCAATGCGGTATAGCAGGTTATCAAACTTCTATTAAAATGTTTCAACAGCTAGGCTATTCTCAAATCAATACTAATAAAATAAATATTCGTTTTTCTTGTAAACAACTTGATGAAGCTTAATGTTTAAAGGTCATAGAATTATAGTTATTGGTGATACTCACGATTCTCCTAAAATTCCTGAAGACCGATTCAAATGGATTGGACAATACATTAACGCACATCAACCTGATTACATTATTCAAATAGGTGACTTTTGTTCTTTCGATAGTTTAAGTTTTTTTCAAAAAAATTCTTCTCAAGCTGGTAAACTTAAAGATGCTTATATGGTAGATATAAGTTCTCTAAGATCTGCTATTGATTTGCTAGACAAATATATTGATAACGATAACATTCCTAGACATTGTACTTTTGGCAATCACGAACAACGAGTTCATAAATTTGAAGAAAATATTCCAGAGATTCAAGGAATGATGCGTAAAGAATTATACGATTCCTATCTTTTAAAGAACTGGAATTATTCTGAATATGGTGCTTTCAAAATTATTGCAGGGGTATCCTTCACTCATTGTCCTTTAAATATTATGGGCAAAGAATATGGAGGCAAAAATTGTGAAATCCAAATTGCTAATGATGCAACTAATGATATTGTTTTCGGTCATACTCATAAATATAGAGATTGGAAATCCCCCAAAATAGGCGATAAAAACTTCGTTAGAATTATTAATGTAGGTTGTGCGTTGCCATTCGGTCATATTGAGGAGTATGCAAAGCTAAACCTCACAGGTTGGAGTTGGGGAATTGTGGAACTAGGCATATGGGATCAACATATTCAAGAGAGTCAGTTCATCTCTATGGATAGATTAGAGAAACAATATGGTGTAAAGACTTAAATGATAGAACGAGAAAAAACAGACTCAATAGTTATTCATTGTTCAGCAACACCTGCTGATATGGATATTGGTGTAGACAAAATCCGGGAATGGCACGTTGATGAAAACAAATGGGACGATATAGGATACCATCATGTGGTACGTAGAGATGGCACACTAGAACCTGGTCGAGATGAAGCTATGCAAGGTGCTCATGCTATAAAGGCGAATCACCGATCAATTGGAATTTGCCTCGCAGGGGGATCTGATGCTAATGGTAAATGGGAAAATAATTTTACTCCTGAACAATTTACTTCTTTAAAAGCTTTAATCTTAAATCTTCAAAACAAATATACTATTCAATATATCATTGGTCATAATGAAATTGAAAAACGTAAAGAGTGTCCAAGCTTTGACGTTCAAGAATGGTTAGAAGAGGAGAACATTAATGTGGTTTAATTTATTAGGTTTAGCAGCAAAGACAGGTATGCACGTCTATCAAAATAGACAGAATCAAAAAAGATTAATGTCTGATGCTGCTTTATTACACGCAGAACGTATGGCTCAAGGGAAAATTGAATACAAGGGACAGATTTTAACTGCCCACGAAAAAGGCTGGAAAGACGAACTAGTTCTTCTCGTAATTTGTTTGCCCATAGTATTGATCGCCTGGTCCGTATTTAGTGGAGATCCTTCAGCTCAAGAGAAGCTCGATCTTTTTTTCTTTTATTTTGGTAATCTTCCTACATGGTTTGTTTGGCTTACAGTAGGAATTTTTGGAAGCATATATGGTCTTAAGCCTGGCTTAGATATGTTTAAAAAGAAATGAAATCTAAATCAAAAAAAGTAAACTATTCCTATTCAACACATAAATCACATATGGATATGATTTTATATGAAGTAAGACAGAACAGAAAAGATATATTAGAATTAAAAGCATTTATGAATAAATCTAAAGGTACTATTTCTGTATTAATGTTTTTTGCAGGTCTAGTAGGTATTTTTATTTGGGGTTGGAGTTATTTTAAATGATAAAAAAGAAAAAAACCATACATGAATTAGCTAAAGAGTATCCTTATAAAACTTATAAGGAATTAGAACAGGAATACGCAGAACAAGCTACCTATGAAAGTAAAGGTGAAGTAGTAATAGATGATACAAATGAATGTGAGAGTTGCCAATAATGGATCTTAAAGATAAAATAATTGGAATGGCTCTTGCTGCCTTGATTGCATTAGTCGGATGGAATCTTCACGAAACGTGGAGTATGAAAGAACAAGTCTTTAAACTTCAACAAGGACAAGTCATTCTATCAAAACAAATTAAAAAGAACTCTACTTTTGTTAAACAAAAATTAAAACAAATAAAGAAGAAACAGAATAAAAAGGTTATTAATAATCAAATTAAGAAGAACAATAAGAAGAAGAAAAAGAAGAAGAAACAACAAGATGAATAAACATTACATATTCTTTTTAAGAAAACGCAGGTGGTATGGTAGACGGAGATGAAGTACTTAATGATTATTTTATTCACAATCACATTATATGCGTGTGAAAATACACGACATTCTGTGGGTGTTACTGCTAAACCTTTCGCCAAAGGTGATAAAATGGAAGATAGTATTAAATTAAATTATAAGATAATATTTGGTAAGGTAAGACCTAAAGAAGATGACGATGATTAAAGATTATATCCTAGGATTATTAGAAACCTATGGTGGGAAGATCAGTAATTGGGCCTGGCATGAACGATGGGCTAAACGTGATCATCATAGAGTATGGATCAAAGGTTATAATAAATGGAAAAAGGAGAACATATGGAAAAAATAAAAGAATTATGGGCACTTATAAAAGCTAATAAAAAAGCTTCTATAATTGGTGCTATTGTTATTTTAGTTATTCTAGCAGCCATTTTCTAATTTAGTAAATGGGAAAAGTTAAGAGGTGTCAACAATGCGAAAGATTAGCTGAAGAAAATTCTAATTTAGAAAAACTTATTTGGCATCTTAAAGCACAGGTACGCAAGTTAAAAAAAGATGCTAAGGAGATGATAAAATATCCTTAATGAAAAACTTTTCTGAAGACGTATTACTCTTCATGATGTTTATCTTTATTACTTTATATTTAATTTTTAAAGTTATTCATTTGTTATGAATGGAAAAAAAAATACAGTTTATAGATGCGGTATCTGTTATCAATGCGGTAAAGAACACTTTTCAAATGAAAGTGAATGGATCATAAATGCAGAACATAGAAATTTCTGTCATTCTATTAAGAAATCCTGTTTTGACTTATATCTTAGCTCTAGGAAGCCCAAAGAAGCTCATAGAGAGCAATATCAATGGTAATGCATACCTTGATACCTATTGATTTAAATAACTTTATAAGAAGCTCTAATGAAGTTTATGACCAGATTCTATAAAACGTTCAGATTCTAATTGAGCTAATGCAGACTTAAGTAAAAGTATTGAAAAATTCTTACATTTATAAAGATCGGAAACATTCATGACAGATGATATGAGAGCTACTTGCAATTGATCTATATTAGTTCCTTCAAATACATCCATTGCTAACTGCTTCATAATATCATCAGTTGATTTAAGACATTGATGAATATCTAAATCTCTTTCTTTTAATATTTTTTTAAGATCATAGTCCATGCGGTAATGATAATCGTAAATATATAAAAAGTGAAACGCACTTTTAAAGGAGGCGTTCTCTATCAAGCCAATAGGATTGTGTAAACGCCTCCCGAAGTTGTAAAAGATTCGCCTAAGCGAAATTTTTTACAATTAGTGCACATTCTTATTTGGGATCTCATACCCATATAGGTGACATACGTTAACCTATCTGATGGTTGTCCATCAAATTCTAGAATTGCTTATCATAAGGTTCTTCTTCTTTCGTATCAGTTGTTTTCTCTGTTGGTTTAGAACTTCCAACCATTCTGATAACTCCAGAAAATCTAGGAACTAAAACTTCCGTTACATATCTTTGATCCCCTTTGGAATCTTTGTATGAACGGTTTTCTAATTCACCTTCCACATAAAGTTGTGAACCTGATTTTGCATACTTTTCCATATTTTCTGCAAGTCTAGGATCAAATACTTTAATCTTATGCCAAGTTGTTACTTCAGCTTTTTTGCCTTCTTTATCTTTCCACGTTTTATTCGTAGCAAGAGAAAGATTTGCAAACTTGGAATTTAGTTTAGTTGTTCCAATTTCTGGATCAGCTCCTAATCTTCCAATTAAGATAACTTTATTTATCATTCTTATCCTCCTTATTTTTAGTTAAGACTTCTTTAACATCTTTTAACAATTTACTTTTGTCAATCTTGATATCTTTTCTTAAGTTAACTATCTTAACTTTGATACCTTCAGCAGCTGTTGTACCATTGAATTTTTCTTTCATTGCTGAAACATACTTGCTGTTATCAAACATACCAAGAAATACATCAGCACTTACTCCTAAATGACTAAATGCTTTTGTTAATGCATCGGTTAATGCTTTCTTTGGTGCTTCATCATCCAGTTTAGAATTTGCTCTATATAAAGCACATACTGAACTTACTGGTCCATACTTGTACCAAACATCCTCTTTGTCTGTCCAAACTACTTTAACTTCTGCAAATACATTTGCATCAGTATAATGATACTTCGCATCGTAACTCCATCCTTTTCCAACTGGCCCAAATACTCTTGTCATACACATAACTTGATACATTGGATCTATCGTTGTCAAAGTCTTACCAAATTTTGGAAATGGCTTTGTATAACTGGGATCAGTATGTTTAAACTTATCCCAAAGTATTGTGTTATTATTTTCATTTTTCATATTATGTTCCTTTCTCCGTATATTGATTATTAATATGATCTTTACTTACTACATAAGCATAAGCATTTCTTGAACTTGCATTCTTTCTTTTTTCAGTTCTTTCAATCTTATTCATTTTATATAGTTCCGTTACTCTTGGTCTAACTGTGAAACTGCTTAAGTTTAATAACTCTGCAATTTCATCAGCTGTAGCACCAAAATTACCTTTCTGTTTTACAACATTAAAGACTTTCTCTCTAATAGTTATACTACCTGCCGCTATTAATTCAGCAGCTTCAACAGAAGTTTCACCTTCTTTATCTTTATATCCTGGATAGTAAGGGTACGAGTTCTTTGTTTTTGCCATCTAATTTTTGTCCTATAGGTTTAAACGTATCCCAAGTAATCATTTCAGGTGGGGCTTGTTTTGTTTTAACATAGTGCCAAAATAGAACTTCAGCAGCTATCAACTTTCTTTGAAAGTCTATGCTATGTTCTATTTCGATAACTTCATATTTCATATTACCAAAGAATACAGATAAATATGCTTTCTCTAATTCAGCTACCATTAAATAATGTTGTACCTGTGCCATATATTTATCAGTAACTTTTGTTGGATTACTAAAAGCATTAGTATGTTTACATTCCAATAATCCTAATTGTTTTTCTCCATCTTTTAAAACAACACCATCTATATGAGCATAGATATATGGATACTTTTTCATTTGAAAAAATTCCTGTTGTTTAATAACTTTGTTACCCGTTTGTTTAATAAACCAATCTATATTAAATGATTCAGTATACTTTCCCATTTGCACTGGGAGAACATCTGATAGATCTGCGGATGGAGTTTCTCCTACTTTTTCACTCCATACTTGATACCAATCTCCTTCATATAATCGTGTAGCATCACTACCACCGATTCCTTGACTTCGGTCAAACTTAACTTCTTGTTTCATTTCAGTCATTTTATTCCTTTCTTAATTACAATTTATTTTGTCTAGATCAATAGGCTTATCTGTATAGAACCAAACCCACGATGAAACTTTTGTTCCATCTTGAGTATAAGTACATTTCTTACCTACTGAACAAGCACTTAAAATAAATAACGATAAAATTATCATTACTAATTTATTCATATT